CCGTGAAGGGATGCAATAAGGCTTTGGCGGACAGGGCGGTTCTTTTTATTAACAGCCTTAAACATACAAAGGGAGTGTGGTACGGTAAAAACTTTGAGCTTTTGCCCTGGCAGGAAAGGATTATACGGGACATATTCGGCACGGTAAAATCAAACGGATACAGGCAATACAATACGGCTTACATAGAAGTGCCAAAGAAAATGGGAAAGAGCGAACTTGCGGCCGCGGTGGCGTTGTATCTCACATGCGCCGACGGGGAGATGGGAGCAGAGGTTTACGGCTGCGCTGCGGACAGACAGCAGGCGAGCATAGTGTTCGACGTTGCGGTACAGATGGTAGAGCAGTCGCCGAGTTTGAAGAAATATATTAAGCCGGTACTTTCCCAAAAGAGGTTGGTATTTCCGCCGCTTAACAGCTTTTATCAGGTGCTTTCGGCCGAAAGTTATACAAAACACGGACTGAATGTTCACGGAGTAATCTTCGACGAGCTTCACGCGCAGCCCGACAGGAAACTGTTCGATGTAATGCTGCACGGCTCCGGAGACGCGAGAAAACAGCCGTTATTCTTTCTTATCACCACAGCGGGAACGGACAGAAACAGCATATGCTGGGAGGTGCACCGGAAAGCGGAAGACGTCTTAAAGGGAAGGAAAAAAGATAAGACATTTTATCCCGTTATATACGGCCTTGGCGAGGACGAGGATTGGACGGACGAGAGGAATTGGTACAAGGTTAACCCAAGCTTGGGAGTAACGGTTGATATAGATAAGCTGAAAACGGCGTTTATGAAGGCTAAGGAAAACCCGGCTGAAGAAAACCTGTTCAGGCAATTGAGGTTGAATCAATGGGTAAAACAGTCGGTGCGCTGGATGCCGATGGATAAATGGGACAAATGCGCGTTTCCTGTCGATGAGGAAAAGCTTAAAGGCAGGGTATGCTACGGCGGGCTTGACCTATCAAGCAGCACAGATATAACTGCGTTTGTGCTGGTGTTCCCGCCGATTGACGAAGACGATAAATATTACGTGCTGCCATATTTTTGGATACCGGAAGAGACTTTGGATCTGCGAGTTAGGCGAGACCATGTGCCTTACGATATATGGCAGGCTAAGGGCAGCGTAATGACGACGGAAGGAAATGTAATCCATTATGGGTTTATAGAAAACTTCATAGACAGTTTAAACACAAAGTTCAACATAAAGGAAATAGCGTTCGACAGGTGGGGAGCCGTGCAGATGACACAGAACCTTGAGGGCATGGGATTTACTGTTGTGCCTTTTGGTCAGGGATACAAGGACATGAGCCCGCCCACGAAAGAGCTTATGAAGCTTGTATTGGAGCAAAAGATAGCCCACGGCGGTAACGAGCCGCTGCGCTGGATGATGGACAACATATATATAAAGACAGATCCCGCGGGGAATATAAAGCCGGATAAAGAGAAATCAACGGAGAGGATAGACGGTGCGGTTGCTCTCATAATGGCGCTTGACAGGGCACTCAGAAATCAAAACGCCGAAAGCGTGTATAACAGCAGAGGGATATTGATTATTTAAAACTTATGCAAGGAGGAATATGGGACTATTCAGACGAAGCAGGGACGCGCCCGATAAAAGAAATTATCAGAACTTTGTAAAAGGCATTGACTTAGACGGATATTACAGCGGAAGCGGCGTAGCCGTCGACGAGTTTAAAGCGATGCAGACGAGCGCGGTATACGCCTGCGTGAGAGTTATAGCGGAAACGGTGGCAAGCCTTCCGCTTTTTTTATATCGAAAAGATAAGGAAAGCAAGATAAAAGCCTACCAACACCCGTTATATGAAGTGCTGCACGATTTACCCAACTACGAAACCACAAGCTTTTGCTTCAGAGAGGCCATGATGGCATCTTTATTATTATACGGCAACGCTTACGCCCGAATCGTAAGAGACAAGAACGGTCACGTGGTTGAGCTTTGGTACTTAAAGCCAAATCTGATGAAGGTAGAAAGGGATAAAGAAACGAGAAAGCTCAAATACACATACAGCGATGACAACGAAAATAAGACATACGTGTTTGTCCCCGAGCAAATATTCCATATCCCGGGATTAAGCTTTAACGGCATTACCGGAATCTCTCCGATCGAGCAGGCAAGGGAAGCAATAGGGCTTGCGTTAGCGACCGAGGAATTCGGTGCGAAGTTTTTCTCAAACGGGGCAAGGCCTGGAGGAGTGCTCGAGCATCCGGGAGTGGTAAAGGACCCCGAGAGGATAAGGGAGAGCTGGAACAAAGTTTATCAGGGGACGAGAAACAGCCATAAAATTGCAGTACTCGAGGAGGGGATGAAATATCACGAAATTGGGATTCCTCCCGAGCAGGCGCAGTTTTTGCAGACGAGAAAATACCAGCTTAACGAGATATGCAGGATATTCCGTGTTCCGCCGCATCTGGTAGGAGATTTGGAGAGAAGCACATTTTCAAACATTGAGCACCAGAGCATAGATTTTGTTACACACACCATAAGACCATGGCTTGTCAGATGGGAGCAGGCGATATATAAGAGCTTGCTTAATGAGCAGGAAAGAAGGCTTTACTACGCCAAATTCAATGTCGATGGGCTGTTAAGAGGCGATTTCGCTACGAGAATGCAGGGCTACGCCACGGCAAGGCAAAACGGCTGGATGAGTATCAATGACATAAGGTCGCTTGAGGATATGAATCCCATACCTGCCGAGCAAGGTGGCGACGATTATCTCGTCAACGGCAATATGGTAAAGGCGAATCTGCAAAAGGAGGTAAAAGATTGAAAAAGAGCAAATCAAATATGGAAATCCGCACTCTTCCCCTTGAGGAGCTGCGGATTAATAATTTAGAGGAAAAAAGATTTATTGAGGGCCACGCCGCCGTTTTTGACAGCTGGAGCGAAACGCTTGGCGGAATATTCCCATTTAAAGAAAAGGTAAGGAAAGGCGCGTTTTCTCAAACTATCAAAAAGGACGACATAAGGGCGCTGTTTAATCACGATCCCAATTATGTGCTTGGGAGAAACAAGGCTGGCACGCTTGAGCTTAAAGAGGACGAGACAGGACTTTACGTCAGGATAATTCCACCGGACACTCAAGCCGCCAGAGACCTCATAACTTCCATAGAGCGCGGCGACATCAACCAGATGTCGTTCGGATTTACGGTGGAGGAAGAAAAATGGGACACTGTTGACGGTGTTGACGTGAGAGAGCTAAGGAGAGTGAGGCTGTTCGACGTGTCGCCGGTCACTTTCCCGGCTTATCCCTCGACCGATGTGGGCGTCAGGGCAATGGAGAGCTACGAGAATTACAGAGCTGAGCTAAGAAGCAAAGAGGAAAGGGAAAACAAGGCGGCGGAAAAGGCAGCAGCAAAGAGAAAAGTAGAAATTTTAAAAACAAAATGGAGGTATCTATGAACATAAAAAATCTGATGGAGATGAAGGCCAAGCGCGAGGACGCAAGGCTTAAGGCGATGGCGCTGCTCGATAAGGCGGAAGCTGAGGAAAGATTTCTGACCGATGAGGAGCAGAAAGAGCTTGACGGTTATGAGTCGGAGATTCGCTCGTGGGACGAGAGTATTTCAAGGGCGGAAAAAATACTGTCTTTTGAGCCTCAAGGTGAGGCAAGAGGTCATAACGATATTCCTATGCCCAGTCCGGAAAAAGAAGAGCGCAAGTTTAAAACTTTCGGCGAGCAGATGATGGCGGTATATAGGGCAGTATGTCCCGGAGGAAGCGTAGACAGCAGGCTTTCCACGAGGGCGGCCTCGGGCCTTAATGAAAGCAATCCCACCGACGGAGGCTTTCTCGTACAGACCGATTTCGTTAAAGACCTGCTCAAGAGAACGTATGAGACAGGAATACTCGCCAGCAAGGTAAGAAAAATTCCCATATCGTCTAACTCGAACGGTTTGAAGATAAAAGCCGTTGACGAGGATTCGAGGGCAAACGGCTCGAGATGGGGCGGCGTGCAATGCTATTTCGAGAACGAAGCGGATCAGATAGCAGCCAGCAAACCCAAGTTCAGGACAATGGACTTGAGCTTGAAAAAGCTTACGGGGCTTTGCTACGCTACCGACGAGCTGCTTCAGGACGCGGCGGCGCTCGAGAACGTGTTGAGAGAAGCGTTTGCCGAAGAGTTCGGGTTTAAAATCGACGAGGCAATACTAAACGGAACTGGCGCGGGAGAACCATTGGGAATACTCAACAGCGGGGCGCTTGTCACGGTGGCAAAAGAGACCAATCAGTCGGATAAGATAAAGGTCGAAAATCTGTTCAAGATGTGGAACAGACTGTGGGCAAGGTCGAGGGCGAACGCGTTCTGGTACATCAACCAAGAGCTAGAGCCTTATCTGTACACGCTTACCATAGGAGACAAGCCTGCGTACATTCCGGCCGGCGGATTATCCGAAAAACCTTACGCCACGCTATTCGGCAGGCCCGTTATTCCTTTGGAGCAGTGCAGTGCGGCGGGAGAGCTGGGTGACATAATACTCGCCGATATGAGCCAATACCTGCTAATTGACAAGGGCGGAATAAACCAGGCAAGCTCAATACACGTAAGGTTCCTCTACGACGAGCAGGTATTCAGGTTTATCTACAGGGTTGACGGCCAACCGATATGGAATAAGCCTTTGAGCCCGTACAAAGGCAGCGCGACGGTGAGCCCGTTTGTGACGCTCGCCAAGAGAAACGCTTAAAAAGGAGGACATGCTATGACTCAAAATACTATATCAAAAATACAGGTGTTGGTCGAGCCGGGAGCAATATTCGGCGCAGCGATAACGTCAGCCTACATTGAGCTTTCAAATTACAAATATATCGACTTCGTCATCTCAAGCGGCGAGGGAAATGAGGCAGATGTAACCGTTACCGTCAAAGCAAAGGCGGGAGCTTCTGGCACCGCCTCGGCGATACCTTTTCAGAAGAACAACGACAAAGGAACGGCGTTTACTGCCGTACCATCTACGGGAGCGACGCTTACTATTGGCGGAGAGGAGGGCGAATGCGGATATGCGATATACAGGGTAAATGCGGATATGCTTTCGCATTACGGTTTCGACAGGGTGAATATAAACGTCACGTCAGCGGCAAACTCGACAGTGCCGGGATGTGTAGCCGCCGTATTATACGAGCCCAGATATTCGGATTAAACATGGTTACGTTACAGGACGCGAAGTTGTACATGAGAATAGACGGTGATGAGGAAGATACCCTCATCACCTCTCTCATTTATACGGCGCAAAGCATAGTAGAAGATGTCTTGAGAAGGCCTTTAACTGATTTTGAAACCGTTCCCGAGACTGTAAAACAGGCAGTGCTGCTTACTGTTTCGACGCTATACGAATACAGACAGATTTCAAAGGAAAGAGAAAGCTTTGATATGGAACTTCTTCACAGGATAATCTTACGGATGGTCGGCTCATACAGATTGGAGAAATGGTAGGTATGAATATAGGCAGGCTGAGGCATAGGGTGACCATATTAAGGCAAACAAGCGAGCGGGATAGTTTCGGATCGGAAATTGTTACCTGGCAACCTTTAAAACAATGTTGGGCTGAGATTAAAACGGAGCAGGGCAGAGAATTCTTGAGCGGCGATCAGGTAAAAGCTGAAAAGAAAATTGAGGTGACGTTAAGATATACTCCGGATATTACGGTAAAGGACAGAGTGGAATATGCCGGTAAAACCTATGATATCTTTTCGGCAACAGATAATGACTTTAAGCATAGGCAGACCGTGCTTAAATGTAAGGAGATTGAGTGATGGCAAAGACATATTCCGCAAGGCAAAAGAAGGTTAAGATTAAAATCGAAGGGGCAGATAAGATCGTAAAGGCTTTAAAGGATATGGATGAGGAAGCATCGGATGTGCTCTCCGCTGCGGCAAAGGTGGGTGGTGAGATTGCTTTAAAAGATGCCGTGCAGAACTGTCCTGTGGATACGGGAGCTTTAAGAGACAGCATAACAATGGAAATCAATAAGGTTTCCGAAAAGCGGGCGGACGTTAAGATAGACTTTGATAAGAAACTAAAATACGGAGTGTTTGTCGAACTTGGCGCGAACGGCAGAGAACCTAAACCTTTCCTTAGAAATGCCGTGGATAACAATCAGGACAGCATAAACAAGGCAATAGTAGAATCTGTATCAAAGAGCGTGGGGAAAAAGATGTGAGGTTGCGATGGATATACTTGAGAGCATATACAAGTACTTGTCTTCCGACAGCGAGGTAAAGGCAATTGTGGGAGATAAAATCTATCCCGAGATAATACCACAAGGCGTATCATTGCCCGCAATAGTATACGCTCCCACAAGTTGCTATTACGACAGCGCATTGCAAAAGGACACAGGGTTCTCAAGGCTTAGAATTCAATTTTGCTGCTATGAGGATACCTTTGGCAAGGCGAGACGACTGGGAAGGGCTGTGAAGAAAGTCTTCCAGGATTTTAAGGGTAATATGTTCGGAAACGAAATACAGGCCGTGTTTATACGGTCTGATTTTATTTCGCTGAGTAATCTAAAACTAAACTATGATGTTGAGAAATTCGCATCAATACTTGAAATAGAATTTCAATATATGGAGGAGTAAATGGCAATAGCAGGTAAGAAGGGAAAAGTTGCAATAGGTACGGACGATCCGGTGACCGTTGTAGGAATCAAGAATTGGTCTCTCGAGTTAAGTTCAGATACGCTTGAAACTACGGCATTGGGCGACGACTGGAAAAATTATATTACGGGTTTAATGGAATGGACGGCATCATCCGAAGGCGATTACAGCGTTGAGACGGATGCCGAAGGGCAGGCCGCGTTGCAGGAGGCATTCCTTGCCGGTGAGACAGTCGATTTAAAACTATATGTTGACGATACACATTATTACTCGGGTGAGGCAATCATAAATTCACTCAGTATTGAGGATCCCGTAGATGATGTGGTCAACATCAGCATTGAGTTTACGGGCAACGGCGAGCTGAGCTTTACATAAGGAGGTAGCGATGAAGAAAAGCGTAGTGATACAGCTTGATAAGATAAGAAACCTAAGATACGGCATGAACGCTCTTGTTACGATCGAGGAACTTACGGGTAAGAGCATAACAAAGATTGATTTGTCCGATATTTCAATGAAGGACCTCAGGACAATATTGTTCGCGGGTCTTTATCATGAGGACAAGGAATTGACGCCGGAAAAGGTCGGAAATCTTATCGACGAACACGGAAATCTTTCCGAGATAGCTGAAAAGCTTGGAGAGGCGTTCAGCCTTGCATTCGGAGACGATGGAAAAAACGGGCAGAGCGGGCAACCGGGAAAGCCCGCACTCTGAAGGATTATTACTTAACCGCGGTTATAAAGCTTGGTATTGAACCGTTGTGTGTTTGGGAATATACGCCTTATGAGATAAGCCTAATTGGCGAGAGTAAAGCTGAGACAGAGAAAGCGGAAATAAAGAAAGCGATTATAACGGCATATTATACCGAGGCGTTCGCAAGACATAAAAGGCTGCCTAAACTTGATAAGGTTTTAAAAAATCTGGACAAACCTCAGAAAAAGACTTTAAGCAAGGGAGATATGCTGTTAAAGGCAATGGCAAAAGTAAAGGGGATAGACATATAGGGGGTGGTTGATTGGCGGTAATAAGAAACTTAGTCGTTAAGATTGCGGCGGATATTTCAAGCCTTTCCAAAGGCTTTAAGGAAGCGCAGTCAAAGCTTGAGAGCCTGTCTGACAACCTGGGAAATATCGGAGGAATGCTGTCGTTAAAGGTAACCGCCCCTCTTGTCATGCTCGGCAAAACGGCATTAAATACCGCTGCGGACTTTGAGCAGTCAATGGCAAACGCGGCATCGGTATCTGGAGCAAACAGCGAAGAGCTTGAGAGAATGACGCTGCTTGCGAGGGTAATGGGTAAGGAAACGGTATTCTCGGCAAGCCAGGCTGCCGACGCGATGTATTACATGGCGAGCGCGGGATACAAGGTCGAGCAAATGGAAAACAGCATAGCTGCTGTCCTTAACCTTGCGGCAGCGACTCAGAGCGAGCTTGCGTTCTCGACGGAAGTGGTTATCGCAACCTTAAACCAGTTCCAGCTTGACTCAAGCGAAGCGGAAAGAGTTACAAACGTTTTTGCGGCCGCGATAGGAAATTCACAGGCAACCTTAGATAAGTTAAAGAACTCGCTCGGTTATGTGGGACCCGTGGCAAACAGCTTAGGCTGGGAACTTGAAGAGGCGGCCGGCGCTCTCTCTATATTGTATAACGCGGGTTATGACGGAAGCACGGCGGGAACGTCGCTTAGGCAGGCGCTCGTATCATTGATGAACCCCACGACAAAAGCGCAGAAGATATTTAAAGAGTTAGGAATAACTCTTGAAAAGCTTGACCCTACGACCAATAAGTTCTCGGATATAGTCAATACGCTGAAAGAATCGGGCCTTACAACTGCGCAGGCTATGGAGATATTCGGTGCGAGAGCAGGCCCGGGAATGATGGCGCTGCTTGCTCAGGGCGGAGATGCCATAGCCGATATGAACAAGAAGATTACGGGAACAAATGCGGCAACCGAAATGGCTGAAAAGCAGCTAAATACCTTCAAAGGTTCGGTAGAGCTATTGAAATCCGAAGTCGAAGAGCTTGCTATAACGGCGGGAAATATACTGGTGCCGATAATAAGGAACCTTATAAACACAGCGCTTATTCCCGCGACCGAAAAACTGAATGCCTTATCTGAAAGCACAAAGGAGATGACGGTAAAGATAGGTATTGCGGCAGCAGCAATAGGACCACTTCTGATTGCATTATCTAAAGTAATTAAGGCTGTAAGTGTTATTACAAAGGTATTAGGATTAATCGCTTCGCCAATCGGGCTGATAGTTGCGGCAATAGGGTTAGTTGTCGCGGCTCTGGTATACCTATATAAAACAAACGAGGCGTTCAGAGATAAAGTCCTTGAGATATGGGATAGGATAAAGGAGTATATAACCTCGGCAATAGCTGGAATTGTAAAATGGTGGGAGAGCAACGGAGAAAGCGTTACGCGTGGAATTGCCGATGCGTTTGAATACATACTTAAGGTCGTTGCTTTGGTAATAGAGATAACAATTTCGCTATTCAATAAATTCATATCCTCATTGAAATACCTTTGGAACAACAATGAGGATTTAAGAAAGGCTATTATAAAAATCTGGGGCGGAATACGGGAATTTTTGGTCGCCACGGTAAAATCAATAATTTCTTGGTGGAAGGAAAATGGTGAGAAACTCGTCAAGAGCGTGGTTAGCGTGTTTAATGTCATCCGGAGCGTTGTGCTAACAGTAGCCGATGGGATACTAAAGAGCATAACTGTGTTTCTAAACTATTTAAGCCCTATCTGGGAACAGATAAAGAGCTTATTTATTTCGTTATGGAATGTCATTCAACAGCTTTGGATAATCCTAGAACCTATACTTAAAGGCATAGGAGGCGCGGTTGTCGCCTTGCTAGGAGTTATCATTGGTGTAATAAACGGCATTATTCAAGCTCTTGGGCCCTTAGTGCAGGCTATAGTTTCTGCGGTTCAATTTGTAATAGATATCTTAGGCGCGCTGATATCCCTCATCACCGGCGACCTTGACGGAGCATGGGAATATTTAAAGAGCGCAGGGCAAAGCTTTGTAGATTTCTTTGTGCATCTTTGGGATGGGTTGTTAAACTTTGTTCAAGGTTTTGCGCAGGGGGTTAAGAACTTTTTCCTAAGTCTTGGCGTCGACCTCGAGGCAATTTTCATAAGAATAGGAGAGAGCATTTCAAATTTCTTTAGCGGAATCTGGAAGGGTATAACGGATTTTTGCTCAAATATCTGGACGAGCGTTACGGGAGTTTTTGGTGACGTCAAAAACTTCATAACAAACCTGATATCTGAAGCTTTCAACTGGGGAAAGAACCTTATTACCTCAATCGGCGACGGAATAAGATCGGCTGTGGATTATATTACAAATGGCGTCAAAAGTATAGGCCAAGCGATCGCTGATTTCCTCGGCTTTTCAAGTCCAACAAAGAAAGGAGCGGGAAGGTTTGCCGACAAGTGGATGCCAAATCTTATGGATATGTTGAGAGTTGGAATCGACAAAAAGCTCCCGGATATAGAAAGTTCGTTGAGCTTTACATCGGACAGGTTTGAGGGGCTGCTAAACATAAATGATTTGCCGGCGAGGGGTGAAGACCAGACGATTAATTCCTTAGTATCCGCTATTACAAACCTTAACGGGATATCAAGGCAAAATAACAGTCCGGTAGAGCTTTCAATCGACGGGCAGGTATTCGCGAGGCTTATAATGCCGAGCCTTTCAAAGGAGTTTAAGCGGCAGGGTGTAAAGATAACGGGGGGAATATAATGGTATATTTTAAGATAAACAGCAAGAGCCTGACAAAAAATCCCACCGCGATAGAGCATGGGAAACAGATCATCCAAAATTCCGACAGGACAATTGACGGCACATTGGCTGTAGATATAATAGCGGTCAAAAATAAAATAACCGTTACTTGGAGCTATATGACGGGAGCCGATTTTAATAAGCTTACAGCGGAGCTTAATCAGCCCTCGTTCCCAACTATAGAGTGCTACGACGCAAACAATATTCTGAGGACATTTACAGTAAGCTTAAGCGATTTAACATATAGCCCGCATTATTTTTCGCCAACGCAGGGTCTCATCTGGAAGGATGTAAGGGCAACCTTTATCGAGGTGTGAAATGACGTATGGTGACAATCCAAGAAAGGTTTACGGAAAGGTCAAGATAGTCTATGCTGACGGCGAGATAAGCAAGGAGCTTAATGTTGAAACCTCGGGGAACGGGGATGTCTCTAATCCCAATCAAATATATATGGGATATATTTCGCCGCAAATTAAAGCCTGCACGATGGACGGAAACTCATATATGGGGCAAGGTTTCCAAATGAATGGTCATGGTTTGGTGTGCGGCTGGTGGAGCGATGTTCACTCTGATATTGAAGGGAGTTTCATTCAACCGCCATATATTTCCCTTTCATTTATGGCGAGGCCGGTATATAAATGGACGGTTATAGGGGACAATAAGTTGGGTCAATATCCGATAGATTTCGATGTGACACTATACAGTTATAACAACATAACCCATGTGGAAGAGATAAGAGAGAACGGCAAAGTCGAGACAAATATAGAGTTTGAGCAGGCGTTTGAAGATATAACAAAGATACGGCTTGACATACATAAATGGAACATGCCCAACGCGAAAGCCAAGATAATACAGTTTTTTGACATTCTGGAAGAGGAATATGCGGGAGCGGATTTAAAGAGTTTTGAGGTGCTTGAAGAGCTGACAAAGGATTTCAACGGTATAGATTACGGTATAACCGCTGATACGGCATCGTTTATCATCTACAACAGGGAAAGAAAGTTTGACAGGGGTTACCTGAAAAATATGCTTTTGCTTGGGAGGAAGGTTGTTCCGTATATCGGGATCATGAACTTCGAGGACAATATCGAATATACAAAACTTGGGACATATTACTCCGACGAATGGAAGTCTCCACAGAGCGATCAATGGATTACGCTGAAGTGTTCCGACAAACTTCTTAAACTGCAGGATATAACTTACACAGGTTATCCGTATACCGAAAATGTATCTCTCTACGACTTAGCCGAAGATGTGTTAATTAACTCGGGTTTTACAACGGGCAGTTATATCATTGATGAAGAACTACATAACGATATTATACCTTGCGGGTTTATGAGAAAGAGCAGCGCATGGGAGGCGTTAAACGATATCTGTTACGCGGGGTTGTGTTATGTGTATATCGATAGGAACGATATTTTAAGAATAGTCAAGGACAGGGTTAACGGTGTGAATTTATCCATAACGCCTGATAAGATATTTAGCTTTGATAAACACATACGAAATACCGATTTTTCTAATTATGTCGAGATTAATTACAGCAATATTTATGTAGGATTAGAAATAGTAAAGGCGTTTGAAAACACATTAACCATAGACGGTAATTCCTCAATAATAATGTCAATGGACTACTCCGATAACATAAACGACGCTTTATTGACAATAACTCCTCAATCTGACGCGGAGGTTGTTTCCTTTGTCAGCGGAATAGACGCGGGAAAATTTGAGCTGAGGAATAACCTTAGTTTTCCCGTTACGGTAACGGTAAGCATTGAAGGTTTTAAGGTGGAGATAAATTCCCAGACAGCTATCGTCCAGGATGAGGAAAGCGTAAAGAGGTGGGGCAGGCAGCAGGTAGTATTTCAAGGTTCAGATTTGATCCAAAGCTACGAAAAAGCGGCGCAGATAGGTAATACCATTCTAAACAAAATGAGAATGGGAAGCGGGACGCTGCAATTTTCCTGGAGAGGCGATCCTGCGCTCAACTTGCAAGATAGTTTTACTGCCATAGACAGATACGGTGACATCGCGAGGTATGTGTGCGGATATAACAGGTTTTACTATGACGGAGGATTAAGACAAGAAACAAAAGGGAGGCTGATAACAGATGGCGACATGGAGTGAGCCGAAGAGCAACTATATAATTGGCGACGAGGTGACGCCGGAGATATTCAACGAGCTTGCGGAAAACGAGAAGTATTTAAAAGAGCAAACCGATTTGAAGATAACATCGGAAGAGGTCAAGGACGCCGTAATTACCAACACGATTTACAGTTCAAGAACTAATCTTACGGCAAATGAAAAGCTTCAGACAGGTTTCGCAAAAATCCGAAGATGGTTTACGGATTTAAAGGCTTTGGCGTTTAAGGATACTGTGGGAAACAGCGAAATAACTGATGTGGCGGCGTCCAAGGTGACTGGTCTTGCGGCGGTTGCCACAAGCGGCAGCTATAACGACTTGAGTAACAAGCCATCGATACCTTCGGCTGATGGGCAGAGTATTAAAAATACCGGCGCGACATTGAGGATAAACGGGTATGAGACCGCTGCCATAAATACTGTGCCAAAAAAGGTATCCGGCGGTATATCATGGCTGGCGCTTGACGGGGAGAACGGTATTCCCACTCTTGACTCAAGCGGGAAGCTGACTCCTTTGCAGATAGGAGGAACATTGGTTAAGGCGGGAACGAGCGTCACAGTGGTAAAAAATTCTGACGGAAGTTATACGGTGAACAACACTATGACTCAAAGCGAAAACGCAAATACCGTAACAAATCAGAGGACCGGAACGCTAAAATTTTGGGCTGGAAACACTGACAGTTATAACGCCATAACCACAAAAGACAGCAACACGATTTACTTTGTATATTAGGAGTCGATATGGCTGACATACAGATTATAAAAAATACTACGTTTTGCCTAACGGTAGTAAATATCAATATTTCTTTGGATGACGGGGAGAGTTATGAAATCACTGATGAAGACAAGATATATTTTACAGTCAAAGATATCAGGGATAACTTAATTTTTCAAAAACGCTATCCCGGGGAAATAGAATATATAAACGATACGTTAGTAATAAAAATATTGCCGCGGGATACTAACAATTTAAAGTGCCTGGAATACAGATACGACTTAAAGATTATGCTTAAAGGCAATGAGAAAGATATATACACGATACTCAGCGGAGGGTTTGAGGTTATGCCTACGGTAACCAATTTAAATGACATGGTGCTTAATGAGTGAAATAAAAAAGCAAATTTCCGCTGAGTTGAAGCAAAATATTACAGTCTCCGCGGGTGCCTTAAAACTGAACGGTATAACAAGAAACTACACAGGCATAACCAACGACCAGCTGCAGGTTTTAATAGATAATAAAGAGAGCGCTATTGAGGTGAAACTTATACCTCACACATACGCAAACAGCTTCGATTTTCCGAATATAGGAGACGAAGCTGTTATTTATATTGACGAGCAAAACAACAAATCGTACAGATGGAGCAATAAGGAATTGAAATACTACTGCATAGGTAGTGACTACAACGATATAAAAATAATTAACGGAGGGGATTCGCAAAATGGCTGACGTGATACTCAGCAGCAAGATTCAGATAAGAAATGATACCCAGAGCAACTGGATTACAAATAATCCGGTCTTGCTAAAGGGTGAGATAGGCATAGAGATTGATAAGAACAAGTTTAAAATCGGTGACGGAATAAACCCGTATACCCAGCTCAAATACGCGAACGGCGGAGAGATTACCGTTAAGACAAAAGACCCGGATTCCACGGATACGGATTATGAACTGGGTACAATCTGGGTAAATACTCAAACAAGCAACGTGTTTATTTATTCCAAGACAGGAAGCGCCTTTACATGGCGCAAGGCAATATTTGACGATTACCTAAGTACCTTTGTTCCCGCAAGCGCGGGCAAGCTTGCCACGGCAAGAACCATCGGCATAACCGGCGACGGAAGCGGATCCACATCGTTTGACGGCAGCGCAAACGCAAGTATCTCGCTTGTGTTAAAAAACAGCGGAGTCACCGCGGGAACATATACAAAGCTCACCGTGAACGCAAAGGGGATAGTAACCGCGGCGGAACAGATAAGTGAATCAGATTTACCCAATATTTCGGCAAGTAAGATAACAGGGCTTGGCACCGCTGCGACAAGAAATGTCGGCGTCAATGCCGGAAATGTTGTGGAGGTTTTGTCCGGCGGAAAGATTGACGAAAACCTTCTTCCCGCTCTTGCCATAACTGATGTTTTTGAAGTGTCTTCTCAATCAGCCATGCTTGCCTTAAACGCGCAGAAAGGCGACGTGGCGGTAAGAACGGATGAGAATAAATCATATATTCTTTCGCAAAGCCCGGCAAGCACGCTCTCAAACTGGAAACTATTAAGAACTCCAACAGACATAGTACTTTCGGTAAACGCCAAAACCGGAGCTGTGGTTCTTTCCACATCGGATATATCTGAAGGAAGTAACCTGTATTATACGGAAGCGAGGGCAACCGCAAACTTTAACACCAATTTTGCGGGTAAGAGCTCGGCGGGACTTACAGACGGCGCAACTATCCTTCACAGTACCGATACGTTTATCCTTAACGGAGGCACCAGCGCGTAGATATGGCAAATTTTACGATAAGCGCAAGGCTCCAGCAAAAAACCGACACAAAGGCTAACTGGCAGTCAAGAAATCCGGTGCTTTTGGTGGGCGAGATAGGCATTGAGATTGATACCGGTAAGCTTAAAGTGGGAAACGGCGTTACGCCGTGGAACAGCCTGGCATATATAGGAATAACTACAGAGTATTTGGAAGAAAACTATCTTCTAAAGAATAGCCCGACGGTAAGCGGTTCGATTTCACTCGAGAACAGCAGCACCAAAATCACAAGGGGAAGCACATCTCCCGCTGGAAACAGCATTGGGGCAACTGGTTTAATGCTTACCCATTATAACGGCGATGAAGGCGGACTTCTCATAAACGAAGACGGGGCGTACCTATGGAACAGCACCGACAGCGGAAGCGCGTTTAAGATACTCGATGAGGATAACTGGTCGGGGGCGACAAACAAGATAGACGCAACCTTTTCTCAGGGACTGCTCTTAAATCTCGACAGCAGCGGAAACCTGAAGATAAAGGGCAGACTTTACGAAACCAACGGAGGAACATTGGTTGGTTCAAAGGCATCGCAGATACTCAATCAGTATAGCTCCGGTTATGTGAAAATATGGGTAGGTACTACATCACAGTATAATGCGGTCACTTCTAAAGACAGCAATACACTATATTTCGTATATTAGAGGAATTGAAACATGTTTAAAGGCAGTACAAGTATTAAAGGAGTAAGCTTGGGCAGCAATCCGATTTACAGGGTATATCTTGGTAATAATCAGTATTATGCCTGGAACGCTATGACAAGGCGAAATGTCACCGGTTCGGATTTCAATTATAAATACGGGGACAAATGGGAACTTTCGGATGGGAAAGTGCAATGGAATAACAACATCTTTCAATTTAATCAGAAAGGCGTTCTTCTATATTACAACACTCCTGTAAGCGGCTGTATCTTTAAGATGTGGTGCGGGACTACATACGGTACGGTAAAAGTCGGATTGGTTCCCTACATAACCAACAAAACCGTCAGTCAATTCGATGAATCGGATTTTATTGTTGGCTGGGTCAGAAGACCAGATCAAAAGTGCGTAAATGTAGTAAACGGTGAAAGGACAGGAGTCGTGTTTGATGCCGACAGAGATCAGGTCTTCTTCCTGGACGCGTATATGGGATATGGGCATACGCGTGTTGGGGCGTTGCAGACGACCGAATACAGGAGCAGAACACCTTTGCCCGCAGGGTATATCAACTCCGCGTTTTTATGTGTGGTATGCATCAATGACGCTTTTGCGAATTGCGGTGCGGATAATTTTCAGACGTGGTGGTCGGGGACATATAATGTTTAGGAGAATCGAATGGAAATAATAACAGTGGCGATAAGCATTTTCGCGAGCATCGTATCAGGTACGATGCTTTTCTTTTTGCAGCGGTATTTTAAAAAGCTGGATGAGAGGGCCAAGGCCGCAGCTCACGAAAACATCCTTATTCTTAAATCAATCAATGCTTTGGGAAAGCTAACGGTGGCAAATTCCATAGCGCTCAAAGAAGGAAAAAACAATGGCGAGCTCACATCGGCGCTCAATGAGTACAAGAGCGTGGATAAAGAACTTTATGATTATCTATTGGAGCGTAACGCTCATAAATAAAGGAGGATTATATGGAAGAAGCAATTAAAGCGTTAAGCGTGCCTATAATCGTAAGCATAGTCTATGGCTGCGTTGATTTGTATAAGGAAATAATAAAAGGCAATGAGAAATATATGAGGCTTATTCCGATTATTGCAGCGGTGCTGGGTGCATTGGTAGGCGTAATAGCCTTTTATGCTTATCCGTCTGTATTGATGGTAGAAAATGTCGGTCAGGCCTTAATCATGGGATGCGCCAGCGGACTTACCGCCACAGGCGCTAATCAAATAATTAAACAATTGGGGAAGAATGATGGAGAAGACAAATCTAATTAGATTAGCAATAGCAAATGCCATTGTTGAGAAGCTATGGGTAATGGGTTTGTTAAAGGATGAGGAAAGGGCAAGAATCTTAGAAAAAAACCAAATTAGTTTCCTGAAATAAAAAGGTTTTATGTTGGACTTTGTTAAAATGTTGTGGTATTGTTTGTCCTGCCTGAAGATATGCAGGACAAAAATTTTACCTGGTTCAAGTCCATCTATAAAAAGTGTATAAAAGGGAAATCCTATATGACTATTAAAAAAGCGGTTGCATATGTAAGGGTATCAAGTAAAAGCGATGCACAGATGCATAGCTTCGATTACCAAAACGAATACTGGAAAAATTATATTTCAAGAATTCCGGACAATCAATTCTGTGGAATTTATGCTGACAAAGGAATAAGCGGGAAATCGATTTCGAATAGACCAAACTTTCTACGAATGATAAAGGATGCCAAAGCCGGTAAGATTGATATAATTTATACAAAATCAGTCGCAAGATTTGGCCGTAATACACAAGAATTATTAAAGACAGTACAGGAACTAAGGGACATAGGCGTAAAGGTATTCTTTGAAAAGGAACAGATAGACACCCTTAAGCCAAACTCGGATCTGTTCCTTACCGTTGCCGCTGCAGTAGCCGAAAACGACTTAAGAATATATTCTGCGAACCAAAGATGGTCCATAAGAGAAAAGTTTGCTAAAGGGTTTATTTCCATAGGCAATAAGATATTAGGATATAGAATGGATCCTGAAACAAATACATTAATAGTTATCCCGGAAGAAGCAGAAACGGTAAGATATATATTTGAGCAGTATATAAATGGATTAGGCGAAACAAAATTGGCAAACAAGCTGACAGAGCTCGGAAAGAAGAATAAAAACGGTAATGTTAAATGGAATAAGAGCAGCGTAGCATACATACTAAAAAATGAAAAATATATTGGAGACGCCCTGTCCCAAAAGACTATTAAATATCTTGGAGAAGGGAAATTAAATAAAGGTGAGGCAAAACAATACTATGTGCAGAACGCGCATGAGCCTATAGTATCTAGAGAAATGTTTAAACTCGCGCAAGAGATAAGGGCCAAGCGCAGAGGTAAAGGGTTAAAAGGTAAGAAAAAGCAGACATATACCTTCTCGCACTTAATAGAGTGTGGTAACTGCGGGGCAAGGTATGCAAGGAAAGTCCAAAATTCCGGAACCTCCTGGGCAACTCCAGTTTGGGTTTGCTATAAGAGCGATCGCTTTGGAAAAGCTTTCTGCAATAACCTGCGTATAAAGGATTCAGTGCTTAAAGATAAGTTCGTGGACTGTTATAATGAGTTTGTTAGCAAGAAATACGAAAGTGATGATGTGGAAAGATTAAATAAACAATTTGGAAGTTTATTAGAGCAGGAACAAGAGCTTAACGTATTAAAAATAAATGGATTGATTAGTCTAGAAGGCTTTAAATCCGAAGTTGATAAATTGAGAGAAGAGATGAACATAATAAGGAAAAAGATTGATGAATATAAGATAAGAGGCCTTACCAAAAATGATTACGTACCTATAACTCAATATGATGACGATAAGGTCATTAAATTTATTGAAAAGGTCACGATACTAAATAGCGTCGTGACCTTTCACTTTATAAACGGAGTAAAAATCTCAAGGCCATACGATAACGGTCCATCAGGCAATCAAAAAGGATGGAAGAATAAAAGGAGGTAATTGATAGGATGACAATGGCGAAAAGGATAGTGCAGGAAATTCCCGTACTTTACAGACCCAATATGCAAATCATTACGACAAAAGAGAAAGTATGCGCATACGCTCGCGTAAGCACGGAAAACGATGAGCAGGAAGACTCATTCGAGAATCAGTGTAAGCACTTTACAGACCTTATCAATTCAAGGCCTGATTGGGAATTCGTTGGGATTTATGCGGATCAGGGAATAACAGGCACGAAGGCAAGCTCTAGAAAAGAATTCATGAGGATGATAGATGACTGCCGTTCGGGAAAGATCAATAGGATATTGGTAAAATCAATATCAAGATTCGCGAGAAATACGGTGGATTCATTGATGTACATAAGAGAGTTTAAAGAGCTGGGTATAAGCGTATTCTTCGAAAGCGAACAAATAGATACATTGACCCCTGGCGGAGAGGTTCTTATAACAATCCTATCAGCGATAGCGGAACAGGAAAGCCGAAATATGTCAACCAACATAAAATGGGCATACCAAAAGAGATTTAAGGAAGGCGAAGTGCTGATAAACTTCAAAGGATCCTTAGGTTATACGAGAGAAAAAATAAATGGCAAGTATGTCGGCGAATATAAAATTATTGAGGAAGAAGCAGAGATAGTTCGCCGTATCTTCAGGGAATTCATAGGCGGAGCATCATGTGCGGCAATAGCAGAAAGGTTAACATCAGAAGGAGTAAAGACCGCAAAAGGCAAAACAAATTGGAGTACGGCAACGGTTCAGAACATTCTAAAGAACGAAAAATATACCGGTAATGCCTTACTAGGAAAGACCTTCAAGCCTGACGTTCTCAGCAAAAGGCGGATTAAAAACGAAGGCCAGGCGCCAAGCTATTATGTCAAGAACAGCCACCCTGCCATAATCTCGCAGGAAGTATTTGACATGGCTCAAGCAGAGCTTATGAGAAGGAAGATGATTAGAAGCAACACTAAGACCGGTGAGGGGAAATACAGCAGTAAGTATGCACTCAGCGGCTTATTGATATGCGCAGATTGCGGCAGTAAGTTTAGACGCTATGGCAGAAGTCTTGCGAGCGGAAAGAAAGTAGCTACGTGGGTATGCATTACTCATCAGAAAAATATCGATAAATGCTCAATGCTTCCCATCAAAGAAACAGATATATATGATGCTTATAGACGAGTGATAGAGCGTCTGTCTGGAGACTTAAACGAAGTTACGCAAATCGTGAAAAACAACATAGAAGAAGAGCTCGATGTTAAACTGGGTCAAAACATTAGCGAATGCGAGGACAATATAGCAAGAATGCAGCAGGAAGTACTTGAACTCTTCAAAAGGAAAAGAGATGGGAAAATATCCCAAAATGAATATGATTTGGAATATAAAAGGTTGAGCGACAAGATCTTAGAGTTACAAAATAGAAAATCAAAGCTTCAGGAAGAAAGCTTTGCAGCACAGCTCACACGCCAAAGGCTCAATGATATCATTGAGTTATTGTTGAACAATAAGATAGAGGTAACCAATGAAGCGTTAATGAAAAACTTGCTAGACAATATAAAGGTCATTAGTAAACATGAAATAGAGTTTCAATTTAAATGTGGGATAGAAGCTGTGGAGAGGGTATAACGGCCATAACTTGGTAAATAGGAGAAGTATGAGTCCCAAACGGCAATTTGGGTAGTATTTCGTATTTTGTGTATTCTCTAAAATATGGATTTTTGATTTGATATA